GGTATGGAACAAGGAACAACTGGTAATGGTACTGCTAGAAGTGCCTCTCGAAGAGATAATTCAGCAGCTAACTCGGAGAACTAAATATGGGTGATTTTAAAGAAGCTCTTCTAGCCTTGCTAGATAAATACAATATTGTCAAATCAACAAAACCCGAACCTGAAGAGGAAAAGGTAAGTATTGAAGTTGTTTATGAACCCGATGAGAAAGATGCACATGATCAATGGATGAGTGCTGAGACTATTCGCAAGGGTTGTGAAAATTTCAATAAAAATCTAGAAGCTGGTGTTGTTCAACCAAATCTTTTTCATCTTAAAAATACTGACAAATTTGAAATCGTTAAAAGTTGGATTCACGAAGAACTAGATGTGACGGTAAATGCTACTGGCGAACCTGTTAAAGCTGGTACTTGGCTTGCCAAAATTCACTATAAAGATGACAACCTCTGGAAACTTAAAAAAGAGGGAGTTGTTCAAGGTGTGAGTATTTACGGCAAAGGACACATTAATAAGGAAACCGGGGAAATTACCGACCTAACCTTTGACGGAGAAGAAGAATAATGCTGATCGTTAAAAATAAAGAAGATGAGGATAAGACTCCCCATCTTGCATTGACACATGAAGCTCAAGGTGGCCCCGCAAATGGCCGGAGAGTTTCACTGCTTATGAAGAGTGTTGAAGAACTAGAGGGTGAACAAAAAGCCCTTCTTTCAGCAGTCCTCAAGTCCCAAAACCCAACGGAAGATGTTGAAAAAGCTTCCTATCAATCCCTATATCGTAAGCTTGATTCAGCAGTGACAGAAAGCGAACGACAGAAGGATCGCTGGGGATGGGCGTATGTTAGAGATTTCGACGATACATATGTTGTTTTCTCTAACTCTGATGGTGTTCACGCTACTGCTTATTCCGTTTCACCTGATGGTGATGTAGAACTGAGCGATGAAGTGATTACTGTTAACGAGATGATCTTGTGGGAAGATCAAAATGGAAACATTGTAGTGTCCCAAAGTGATTCTATCTCTAGCAATGTAGGAAATCTTGTAGCTAAGTCATTTGCTGAACCAAAAGTGGATGACAGCAAACTCAAGGAAATTTTCAAATCTAAATATATGGAAGGTAAACAAATGGATGAACTAAAGGCAGAAAATCAAAGCCTGAAGGACGAAGTTGAAAAAGCTCGTAAAGAAGCAGAAGAGGCACGCGCTCTTGTTGAAAGTTTAAAAGCTCAACTTGAAGAAAAAGAACAAGCTGAAGCTGTTCGTAAAGCTGCTGAACGTGCTGAAGTGCTGAAGAGTGTTGTAGCAGAAACTGAACTAGAAGCTCTGCAAAAATCACTAGAAGCTCTTGACGATGCTGCTTTCGATACAGTTGTTAAATCAATGAAGTCCGCTAAAGAAGCTGCTGAACAGGCAAGTGGCCTGTTTGAACAAGTTTCAAAATCAAAGACACCAGACGGCGAAGTTAAGAAAACTGCTGTAGCCTCTCTGGCCGATCTTCTAAAAGAAAAAAGCTCAGTAATTTAATAATAAGGAAATAAAATGGCTTTACAAACTTTTTCACAAGACTATCTGAGTGATCTTCTAGCTCACGAAATTGCACCTTATGACGGTTACAGCCGCCGAGTGGTAAATGTGACTCTCACACCCGGAACAACCATCCCTATGGGTACTGTTGTTTTCCGTGCAATTAATAAGGTTGATCAAACCGCTGCTTACGCACCAGTAACTGCCGCTAATGCCGAAACTGCTCTCGTTGCTACCAACGAACTCGCAGTTGTTTTTGGCGACAAGTGGAAGGCTATGCCTGTTATCACTGCCGAAGCTACTGGCGCAACTCCCTGCGTTGCTTTTGTTCGTGGCGAAGTGCAACTGAAAGATCATCTGATCATGGAATCACTTGAAATCACTGATCGCGATTCAGACGAATACAAAGCACTGAAAGGTCTGCTGGAAGCTCAGGGTATCATCATTGAGAAGACCCTTGATCAAGTACCATTCGGCGCAGAATAATAATTAATTGGAGTATTAAATAAAATGGATGAAATTCAAAAAGCCATCGGTAATCTGTTCGAACCTGGAAAGCTGGTTGATGTAACCGAAGCTGTTGCCGTTATTCAAAACAAGTGGGGTCTGATGAATGCTCTTGGTATTTTCCAAGAAGAAAACAAGACTCAGAAAATTGTTCAAATCAACCGCACTCATGAATCTGTTGCTCTTATGGAAGATCGCAACTGGAATGAGCGCAAACCAACTGTTAAGGGTAATGATCGTGACTTCACTCTGGTGAAGGTTCCTCATTTTCCACTGCAAGACATTATTGTTCCAGAAGATGTAGATGGTAATGTCGATCTTGATGCACTATTCCGTGGTGAGATTGATGTTCCACTGTCAGTGCAAAAGGTAATGGCTGATAAAGTACTTCGTCTGCGTCGTTCCGCTGCTCTAACTCTAGAGTATGCTCGTATGCAACTTCTGAAGGATGGTACTGTATTTGCTCCTAACGGCACTGTAGTTACTAACTTCTACACTGAGTTTGGCCTAACCCGTCAAACCATTCCTCTTGATTTGGCTTCAACCACTGATAATCCTCTCGCTAAGGTTAGCGATGTGTACGCTCAAGTACAGGATTCCGTTGAATCAGATCAAATCGTTACAGACGTTATTGCTCTTTGCTCACCTGAGTTTTTCGATGCCCTGATTAGCAATCCATTTGTGGTTGAATCATATCAATATTGGGCACAACCACAAGGTATGGAAGTTCTTAACCAGCGTCTTGGAACTCGCGCCCCTCTGGATCGTCGTTACCGTGTATTTGACTATGGTGGCGTAACCTGGATTGAAGTGCGTGGCGGTGTTGGTGGTGAACGTTATGTGGAAGAAGGCGAAGCCTATATTTTCCCACGAGGCACTGACTCATTCCGTACTTTCTTTGCTCCTGCAAACAAGTTTGCTTCAGTAAACAAGGAAGCTCAACAAGTCTATCTTTTCACTACAATGGGCGAAAAGGACGACAAGATTGAACTGGAATTTGAAACCAACTTCCTGAACGCAGTTGTACGTCCACAGATCGTTATTACTCTGACTATGGATGCAGCATAAAATTGTTGTAATCTCAAATTGAGGGGAGGGGGGTTTCGCTCCCTTCCCTCTTTTTGTTTTTAGGGGAATAAAATATGGCAATAGAACCAACACCGGAGCAACAAGCAAAAATTCAATTGGTGAGAATCCTTGTTGGCGACACCCCTCAAAGTATTTTTTACCCTATGCTCTCGGATGAAGAATATTATGCAATTCTTGAGTTAGAGAATTGGAATGTTGTTCGTGCGGCGCGCAGGGCAGGAACGAGTATCGCACTACAACTCACGATGGTTAATTATCGTGAAAGAACGGGTGACATTGAAGTTTGGAATAATGCATCATTAACGTATTACAAAGCCTTGCAAGATTTAATCAAGGATATTGGGTCTGGAACTCTTCCCGCAGATATTCGACCATATGCTGCTGGGATCAGTAAAGAGGATATGTGTAAGTATATGACTGATCCAGATGTCAATAGAAGTCCCTTAGCCCAAATTTCTCCATGCACTGCGTGGTGGACTCGTGTAAATAACTACCCTTGCTGCGACGAAGAAAGCGGTTCAAGGTGGATTGTATTTAAATAAAAGGAATTTACATGCCAAATTTTAAAAATAAGGCAGCGCGGCAAGACTATCTTCTGAAAGAAGAAATTGAACAGGGCGGCGAGATTACTGTTACTTGGGATGAAGTAACTGAAAAACCAACAACATTCCCTTCAGATTGGGAAAGTGTAGAAAATAAGCCCGCAATTATCGCTGCCGGAGCTACACAAGCTGCTGCTCGTACTGCGATTGGTGCAGGAACATCCAGCTTGGAAGTTGGAAATACAGCCGGGGCTGCTCCCGGAACAGCCGCTGCTGGCACAGCTACAACTGCTGCTAGATCAGATCACGTACACCCTCTTCAAACATCTGTTAGTGGTAATGCAGGAACTGCTACTACTCTTGCAACAGGAAGAACAATTGGTGTGTCTGGTGGGGCTACAGGAACAAGCCCAGCATTTAATGGCTCAGCTAATGTCACTATTCCTATCACATTAGCAACTCCAACAGAAACTGTGCGTGGCGGGGTTCTTCAACAAGCTGC